AGCTAGGAGAACCTCGCCCGTTCCACACCGACATCGAAGAAAAGAAAGCCGAGGAAGGTGGGTACGACATCACTGATGATGATCGGTACACGATATACGAGATTCATGCCGATATAATCATTGAAGGCGTAGATGATGAGGACGGTATAGCTAAACCTTACATCGTCACGATAGAGCGTGGTACAGAAGAAATACTTGCCATTCGTCGTAATTGGGACGAGGAAGACATACTCACCATGAAGCGCCAGCACTTCGTACACTACGTATACGTGCCCGGATTTGGCTTCTACGGCCTCGGACTCATACATATAGTAGGGGGGTACGCTAAAGCAGGAACGTCGATTATACGACAACTGGTGGACGCTGGTACCCTATCTAACCTTCCCGGCGGTTTGAAGTCTCGTGGATTGCGTATTAAAGGCGATGACTCCCCAATCGAACCGGGCGAGTTTAAAGATGTAGATGTGCCGTCAGGCAGCATCCGTGAAAACATAATGCCCCTACCTTATAAGGAGCCTAGCCAAACTCTGCTAGCGTTACTTAACCAGATTACCACTGAAGGCCGTCGTTTAGGCGCTATCAGTGATATGAACATATCTGATATGTCTGCGAATGCACCTGTAGGAACTACGTTAGCCCTATTAGAGCGTACGTTGAAGCCGATGGCTGCGGTACAGGCACGTGTTCACTATGCTATGAAGCTAGAGTTTAAGATGCTCAAAGCTATCATGGCCGAAGAAGCGCCGGAAGAGTACGACTACATGCCTAATAGAGGCGAAGTAGCAGCACGTCAGTCTGACTACGCTATGGTCGATGTAATCCCTGTAAGCGACCCTAACAGCTCTACAATGGCCCAGCGAGTAGTACAGTACCAAGCCGTGTTGCAGATGTCGCAACAAGCCCCCCAGATATACAACCTACCTCAATTACATCGCCAGATGATTGAAGTGCTCGGCGTCAAGAACGCTGACAAGCTAGTACCTACGGAAGATGACGTGAAACCTACTGATCCCGTAAGCGAAAACATGAACGCGCTAACAGGTACCCCCATAAAAGCGTTCCTAACTCAAGACCATGAAGCTCACATAGCGGCGCATCAGTCGTTTATGCAAGACCCCATGATTGCTCAAACCATCGGCCAAAACCCTCAAGCACAGCAGATAATGGCTGCACTGCAAGCGCACATAGCAGAGCACCTAGGGTTTAGATACCGCAAACAGATGGAAGAGAAGCTCGGTGTGGCACTACCTCCACCGAACGAAGAGTTACCTGAAGAGATCGAAGTTCAGTTGTCACGCCTCATATCAGAAGGCGGCAAGCAGCTTACTCAACAGCATCAGCAGGAAGCAGCACAGAAAGCGGCGCAGCAGAAACAGCAAGACCCCGTTATTCAGTTACAACAAGCAGAGTTGCAGGTCAAACAGCAAGACGTACAGCGTAAGGCTCAGAAAGACCAGATGGACGCGCAACTCAAGCAAGCTGAACTACAGCGTAAGATGCAAAAAGACCAAGCTGATGTAGCAGTAGATCAGCAGCAACTCGAAATCGAAAGACAAGAGTTGGAAATAGATGCTCAGAAAGCTGGAGCTAAACTAGCTGCCGACAGACGGACAGCTAACACCAAACTCGACCTTGACTTAATGAAAGCAACTAGCGAGGTCGAACGCAAACGTAGGGAATAAACCATGGCTAAAACCGTCTTTGACGTGCTCAAAAATAAAATCGAGGATGACATGTCCTCTGCAACAGAATTTCTAGGTAATGGTGGGGCTAAAGACTTCGCTCAGTACAAAGAAATAACAGGAATGCTACGAGGTCTCACTTCCTGTCTGAATCATGTAAACGACCTCTCGCGTAATTATTTGGAAGAAGATGATGACTGAGTTAACGATAGTACCTAAAGAAGCAGAAAACGATGAAGAGCTTGACCTTCAAATCCCCACACCCGTGGGATACCGTGTCTTAGTAGCTATGCCGGAAGTAGAAGATACATACGGCGAAAGCGGCATTATTAAGTCTAATAAAGAAATACACAACGAATACATTATGTCTACCATCGGGGTTGTACTCGATATGGGAGCACAAGCGTATTCTGATAAAGAGCGTTTTACTACTGGCCCTTGGTGTAAGACAGGAGACTATGTAATGTTCCGTGCCAATACGGGTACACGTTTTAAAGTAGGTGGTGTTGAGTATCGTCTAATGAACGATGACTCAATTGAGGCAGTAGTAAGCGATCCTCGTGGCGTTACACGAGTGTGAGGAGTAGATAATGGGATTTCAAAAAGTAGAATACACCTTTCCTGATGAAGAGAAAGAGGAAGTAATAGAAGTGGAAAATTCTAGCGCAGTGGAGATCGACATATCTGGTGAAGCAGAAGATGATGTCGAGAAAGAAAAGCCTGCCAAACAGGAGAAAAAATCTGAGGTTGAGGTAGAAGTAGTAGATGATACGCCGAAAGCCGATAGAGGACGTAAAGCCTCTAAACCTCCTGAAGACCTTACCGACGAAGAGTTAGAGGACTACTCGGACAAGGTACGCAAACGAATTCAGCACTTTAGTAAAGGGTACCATGACGAAAGACGTGCCAAAGAAGCGGCACATCGTGAACGAGTAGAGTTTGAAAACTACGCAAAATCGCTTGTTGAGGAGAATAACAAGTTAAAAAGCGATGTAGAGAAGAACCAAGCAGCTTTACTAGAGCAAGCTAAAAAGAACTCAGCAATAGAAGTACTTTCCGCTAAACGCGCATATAAGATGGCGTATGAGGCGGGGGATGCAGATAAGCTAATTGAGGCGCAAGAAAAGATAACTAACGCCAAGATAAAGGCCGATAAGTTATCTGATTTTGTCCCAGAGCCTTTACAACAAGCTGAGATTCCTGTACAAATACCGCAAGAAGCTCCGATTCAGCCAGATACCAAAGCGTCCGAATGGGCAAACGAAAATTCTTGGTTTGGTTCAGATGACGAGATGACAGCTTATGCTATGGGTGTACACAGTAAGCTGGTTAAGCAAGGTGTGGACACCACTAGTGATGATTACTACGAGACTATTAATGCTCGTATGCGAAATACCTTCCCTGAAGAATTTGGGGAAATTGAAGAATCAGAGGAGAAATCAAGTAAGCGACAGTCTAATGTGGTTGCACCCGCTACGCGGAGCACAGCACCTAAAAAGGTGCGCCTAACGCAAACACAAGTGGCTATTGCTAAGAAACTTGGAGTCCCCCTAGATTTATACGCCAAAAAGGTTGCAGAAGAGATGAGGAAAGTATAATGGCTGAGAACAGAATTAAACGTGAAGAAGTTACCCGTGAAAAAACGGCCCGCAAAGCGGCTTGGACTAGACCAGAAGTACTACCTTCTCCTAATCCCGAGCCGGGCTACGTATTTCGCTGGATTCGTGTAAGCACGCAAGGTAACGTAGATGCCACTAACGTATCCTCAAAACTACGCGAAGGTTGGGAGCCAGTAAAAGCGTCAGATCACCCAGAGATTACTCTTGTGTCCATTGAGAACGAAAAGTTCAAAGACAACTTGATAATCGGCGGTCTAATGCTATGTAAAGCTCCTATCGAAATGGTTGACGAGCGCAATACTTACTATAAAGATCAGAGTAGCGCGCAGATGCAGTCAGTAGATAACAGCCTAATGCGAGAAAACGACCCCCGAATGCCGTTGTTTAACGACCGCAGGTCAAAAGTTACCTTCGGTAACGGGTCATAACTAAATCATTTTATAGGTGAAATAAATGGCAACTACAGCCTCTCCATACGGGTTTGTTCCCGTACGTAAAGCTGACGGTACACCCTACGCTGGTGCCCGTGACGCTTTTCTTATTACCCCTGCTGGCGTAGCTCAGAACATCGGCTATGGTTCTATTGTTGAACTAAACGCAGGATATGTCCAACTTGCTTCTGGCACTGGTGCAGACGCAACTACTAACAACCTTGGCGGCAACGGTATCGGTGCTCTGGGTGTGTTCGTTGGTTGTGAATACATCAACGCTGAAGGTCAGTTGATTTTTGCTCAGTACTACCCTTCAGGCACTGCTAACGCTACTGCTTATGTAGTAACTGATCCGGGCGTAACTTTCCAAGTACAAGCTGATGGCGCGATTGCTCAGACTGCTCTTGGCCATAATGCCCCTCTGACTGGTGCGCAGAATGCTACAACTTCTGTAAACACCACCACTGGTAAGTCTAACATTGCAATCGATGCTACTACTGCGACTGCAACTAAGGCGTTTAAAGTAATCGGTTTTGTAACTAAAACTGGTTCTGCCATTGGCGACGCTAAGACTGATGTCTTGGTTAAATTTAACCTACCGTACCACCAGTTTGGTACAGGCATCGTAGGAGAATAACTAGATGGCTATTTCAAGAAGTCAATTACTTAAAGAGCTACTCCCCGGACTAAACGCACTATTCGGTCTGGAGTACGCGAAATATGGTGAAGAGCACAAAGAGATTTTCGAGACTGAAACCTCTGACCGTTCTTTTGAAGAAGAAACTAAACTGTCTGGTTTTGGCTCTGCCCCAACTAAGTCAGAAGGTTCTGCAATTGAGTATGATAATGCTCAGGAAGCATGGACTGCACGTTACACGCACGAAACTGTTGCAATGGGTTTCTCAATCACTGAAGAAGCGATTGAAGATAACTTGTATGACTCTCTGTCATCTCGTTACACCAAAGCACTGGCTCGCGCTATGGCGTACACCAAGCAGGTTAAAGCGGCGGACATTCTGAACAACGCTTTTGCTGGTACTACCTACGGTGATGGGCAGGTTCTATGCTCTACTTCTCACCCTCTGGTTAGCGGTGGAGTTAACTCTAACCGCCCTGCTGTTGCGGCTGACCTCAACGAAACTTCGCTTGAGCAAATGCTGATTGAGATTGCTGGTATGACCGATGAGCGTGGTTTGAAAATCGCGGTACGTGGTATGAAGCTTGTAATTCCAAAAGAGCTTCAGTTCATCGCAGAAAGAGTTTTGAACTCTAACTTGCGTTCGGGCACTGCTGACAACGACAACAACGCAATGAAGAACATGGGTATGATTCCTGATGGAGCAGTGGTTAACCACTTCCTGACTGACTCAGACGCATACTTCATCAAGACTGACGCACCTAACGGCTTCAAATTCTTCAACCGTTCGCCAATTAAAACGGCAATGGAAGGTGACTTTGATACCGGCAACATGCGTTTCAAAGCGCGTGAGCGTTACAGTTTTGGTGTTTCTGACTGGCGTTCAGTTTTCGGTACACCCGGAGCGTAAACTGTGCTATAAAGGGGTAGTTGATTTCATATTAACTTCTCCCTGTAGACTTGGAAGGGGCAACGAAAGTTGCCCCTTTCTTTTTCTGTATTCTTATTGTATCCTGTTAGTATCCCTGACAGCCGCATGGTGCGTCTGACATAACCCAAGACAGGAGATACATATGGGTACTACAACTTTTTCCGGCCCTATTAAAGCTGGAACCATCAAAGCAACCACGGGTACGTCCCTTGGTACAAACATCAAAAACACTGGCCAAGTGGTAATGTCTCAGACATTTGCGGCAGATTTATCTGGTGGTGCATTAGCTGCGTCTGTAACAGACGTTGTTATTCCTGCAAACTCTCAGATTATTGACTGCGTGATTGACGTGATTACAGCTTCTAGTGATGCAACTAACCTAAGTGTTGGAGATACCGTTGGCGGTGCAACATCCTTAGTTAACACCTATGCCATTGGCACGACTGCGGGTCGTAAATACCCGACTACTCAAGCTGGCGGCGCGTTAGCATGGGAAGACACCGGAACAGCAGACATTCGTTTGACTGTAACGGCTTCTGCTGCAACTACTGCTGGTGAAGTTCGCGTGACTATTTTGTATGCTCAAAACAACAACCTCGCTTAATAGGAGGTAAACA